TGATTTCACTTCTAGATTGTTGTTCTGAATGACTGGAGCTCCTATCTTCTTACTCTTATCTTTGTTCGCTGGAGAGTAGTACACTCTTTCACCAATAATCTGTACTGCAGATCTACTCTCAACTTCTGATGTTTTTATCAACCCCATATTTCTTATTTGTTTAGACAATATTTGGAAAGTTGTTGACATGATTTTTTCATTTCGAGTTTCAATTCTTGTCAATTTGTCATCAGTCATATAGATCAGAGTCGGGTTGTTGTTGTATGTTATTGCAAATATTCCATCACCTTTCCTCACGACTCTTCCTTCCTTCTTAGTTTCTTCCTTGTCCACCCTCTGCTCTTTGATCCAGTGAGTAAAAATTCCTTTCTTTGACCACATGATATCTTCTCTCAAGTCCACTAAATTATAAGGGAATGTGTCATTTTGCATCAATCTAAAGATTACTGCACTTGTTCTGAAATTTCCTCTGCTAGCCATCAGGAAGTGTGCTCTTTCGTTCGGTTCAACAGGAATCATTCTAGATGGAGTCATGATTATGTTCTTCATCATTTGTCCAATCAGCTCACTCTTTTTATCTTCGCTTACAGGCAAGTAAAGTATAGAGTTGACATCCAAGACTTTATTTTCAAGATCTCTTACCGATCTAAGCTTATCTCTCTTTTTCATCATTGTTTTGGCTTCTCTGGAAGACATTCCAATGTGATACATATCTTGACAAATTTGTATCAACAGGTCTTCAGTGTTCATTTTATATTTGATTGGGCCGAGCACTTTCACTTTCGCATCTTTGATAGCAGATGTTAAGAAAGTGTATAGCTGCAGTGGTGAATTCTGATAAGGGTTCTTGGGATCTTTTAGAGTCAAATAGTAATCATCTTTCAGAAAAGGATAAATGTTCTTGTATTCTTTCCAAACTTCATCGATCTCACTCGCAGTGTGTTTTGTTTGAACATTCATCCACTTCGCAGATGCACATTGTAGAAGTGTGATGCCTAGAGAGTCAGACCTTGGTATCATCAGTGTTATCTCTGTTCTTGCCAATTTACTTCTCACTCTGTAATTTGATCCTCTGAAGTTCAGCCAGGTATCGTAGGCCAGTCTGAAGAATTCTCTGTCTGGGAAAACCCATCTTTTCTCACTGTCTGACATCAAAATGTTTTCCAAAATTTCATCATTCTCGTATTTTCTTTTTTGATTTATTAGTTCATCTATGAGATGT